TAAATGTGTAATCTGTTCTGGTTCTATTTCTTTTTCTTTACAATAATCTAATACTGCGTCCATGTGTGTAAGTCTTTTGTGACTTGCTCGTTTCTCTATCACTAGAGCAAATTGTTTAGGTGTCATTAGATTCCTTTTCTTTTGTTTCATCATAAAGAATAGCACAAATGATAGCATAGTTTGCCAAATCAATTAGTGTGTCTCTAATACTTTCATCTTTTACTTTTAGTTCTTCTTGTTTAACAAAAGACATCAAGCGACTAAACTTATCACCTATTCTAATAGCACAACCCTTCCATGCAGGTATGTCCGCCATTTCACATGTTCTAAAATTTTTGAACACATCTTCTTTTGAAGCATAATCATGACGTTTCATATCATGAACCTCTTTCATATTTTCTAATAGACTATAAAATGCTTCACTTTGTTTCATTATTTTTCCTAACTACTGGATTATAAATTTCTCTTGCTGCGTCTGAACCAGATAAGTATCCAATTCCATATGCACATAGTACCAGAATAAAAACTGGTAACATTACTTCAATTACTTCCATCATATCTTCTCCTTTTAATTGGTATCCCTTGCTACGTTTTCTATTCTACCTCGTCAGGTAGTTTACTTGCATTAGCAAGGGAACTGTTTACTATATCTAATAGCAATTCTGTGTTAAACTTCCATTCTATGCCATATGACATTAAACAAGTCTCACCTGAAGTGGGTATGGTTAAATAAAAGACACCTTTTCTACTGTTTGTATTATACCACATTGACATGGTACCTAAAAGTGTTCCGTCATCTTTACCTTGTGTTCTTACGTCACTACTGCCTAAAAACTGCATACCAAAAGTATTCATAGTAGTTAATAAAACTGCATATGAATTACCACAATAAACTGGCACCATTTGTGTTCTTAGTAAATCAGGTGGGAATGTTTCCTCTGATTGTGCTTTATTAAGTGTTGCATATACTATTCCTAAAAAGAAGCATATTGCAATTATACCTGATATTGATTTAACAAATTGTTTCATTACATTATTAACTTTGTATCAGGTTTTACTAAATTTGTAGTGTTTTGTTCATATGCATTAAGTATATTTTCACCTGGTGTGGTATTACAAATTATATTATCTTTTTTAATCATTATGATTTCGTCCTCTGTATATGGAATATATGGTTGAAAACCTATTCTTACATTCTCACCAGGTTTACCTTGCATTGGAATCAACACAAAAGGTTTCTTGATTGCGTCATGTGTTGTTGTGTGTTCTTTTTCTTGAGGTGCGCCTACAATATCTTCACCTGTTGTTAATCTATATAATCTAATTGACATGATTTTCCTCTATCCATTTGTAAAAGTTTTCTACTGCCTCTTTTAATTTAGGTAAGTAATCAACTTTGTTTTTCTTAAATACTTGTGTTGTACCTTCTTCCGTAGTAATTAATATTACCACTTGCGTTGGTTCTTCGCCAAAATGTTCTTTATACATTTCAGCATAAGCACTACCTTGAATAAAGTAGTTCTCAATCCAGTCTTCGTTTTTTTCTTTTGTAGATGTTTTAAAATCTATTATTGATAAGACACCATCATATTCAGCGATACAATCTACACGACCTGCCACAGTATAATTTGATGAAAACATTTGTGCTTCTTGTAATCGTATATTATTTATTTTTGACAGTTCAGGTTTCAATACATCAAACATCATTCTTGGTAAAAATTGTTTTTTGTATTTGTCAACTTGTTTTAAGTCAACATTATTTAAATAGTCTTCAACCATATTATGTACTGCGGTGCCACGATTGGCAGCTTGTATCATTACATGATTAGCAACTTCTTCTCCAACTCTCTTACGCCATTCGTGTAAACCCTTTTTATCTCTAATTGATAAAACAGAGGTAATAGATGGATATGCTTTTTTAGTTTCTTGGTGTTCGTAAAATCTCTTGCCATCTACATTTTTGGCTTTGAGTGGTGGTAAATCTCTTATTGGTGGTTGGTGTATAAACATTATATTCTCACTTATTAAAATTATATTATATCAGGTCTTGACTAAAAAGTCAAGGGCTAATCTCTAGTAAAAAACGGGTCTGGTTTTTTATTAGTTTTCTGTACTTCTTGCAATACTTTCATAAACTTGTCAAACTCTTTATGTGCGGTATATCTACCAACTTTGTATGCAATAAAGAGACAACCTACAGCAATGATTGTATGTGTTATTGGATCCATTCTTTCGCCTTTTCTGTTACTTCATCAACTCGTCTAGTCCAACCTCTACCAAAAGTTTCAAATGTGGATAAACTTTGATAGTAATTATGTCTAGCAGATTGATATTGGTCTATTGTAGTGGAAACACCATATTGTTCCACATGGTCGTTAATACATTTAAGTGTATTAGGACCTATGCCACCATCAACTGTGGTATTTACTAATCGTTGTATAAATTTTGCAGCACGACCAGGACCAGCATTGACAGCAAAGTCAAAGATACATAAATCTAAACCTTCTGGTAGATCATCACCTTTCACTCTATCCCAATAATTTTTTTTGTATATTGGTTCAACATCTTCTTTTACTAATTCTTTCATTTCTTTTTCACCACCAAAGTCTTCGTAAACTCTTTTAGTTACTCCAAGGTTTGTTTCACCACCTGGATCTTTTGGATGATTTACATATCCACCTTCGTGGTGTAATATGACTTCTAATGCTTCTGAAAATTTGTTACTCATTGTAGTGTAATCCCATCTTTATTTTTTCTATTAGATAACTTTTTAACATACCACTTCGCACTATGTCACCAAGATCAAATTCAATACAATCAATTTCTTTCATTGCTTGCATGATATTGACAAAATCTAATATACCATTTCTGTCGTTTGTTTTTGTTAAGTCTGTTTGCTGAATATCTCCAGCAAATATTATTCTAGTGTTTTGACCAACTCTTGTCATAATGGTATCTAGTTCATGAAAGTTTAAATTCTGACATTCATCCACTATTATTACACCATTATCAATTGTAATACCTCGTAAGAAACTTGTTGATAAAAAATCAACTGTTCCTTGATTTCTCAAATCTGTATATAGTCTATCAAACTCAGCGTCTGAGCCTCGTTGAAACATAAATCGTACCATGTTTTGATATGGCACTTGATACAGATATGATTTGTCCTCCTCATCACCAGGTAAGAAACCTATGTCTCTTGTTGGTAATAATGAGCGAACAATGTAAACTCGTTCTCGTGGTGATTTAGGATCCAACACATCTTTTAATGCATTATATAAAGCAACAAAAGTTTTACCTGTTCCTGCCACACCATAAAGAAAAAGGTTCTGACCTTTTTCATAAGAAGCAAATACTTCTTTTTGATTGTCGGTTATTGGTTTTATCGTATTCAATTCTGATGACGATATGTTTAATTTTTTTTTACTTACCATAATTTTTTCACCGTTTTAATGAGCGACAACTCAGCTTACGTTTCGGATTCTGTTTACCAGTATATGATATTCCTACCAATGTGCTGTTGTCTATCTAATTCTATTTATATTTTTGCCTTTGCTCTGGCTCTATGTTTTTCTAGAACCTGTTTTGTTTTCGCTTCTTTTATGCCTTTTCGTCTATATCTATCTGCCAATGCACTTGTAGGATGTTTCTCTGCAATACGATTTAAATGATCTTTCCAACCACTATCTGTCTTACTATCAATTTGTCCTACGTTTGATACAATGTTCATTTGTGTAGGTGGCATTAAAGTAATATGTTTCTTTTTTGTAAACTTTTCCATTTCAGAAATAGTCATGTATTCTTCAAATTCAGTTTTTGTGTTTTTATTATAAAATCTATATGTTGGCATATTTTGTTATCACCTTATCTAGTATATAATACCAAACACCATTTATTGCTGGTTCTATTAATGCAACTGTTCCTGCCTCAATCCAATTTGAACCTGTTATTGATTTTACCACAAACATAGCAATCAGAATATGACCACAAGTATAAACTGCGGCACGACCTAAACTTGTTTTTAATATATTTTTAATCATTTACCATCCTATTGAAAATATTAATGCACCAAATATAAGTACAAATAAAAGTATAACTTTAATAACCTTAATCATGTTCACCACCTGGGTCATTCTTTGGTAGTTTTACTTTATATGGTTTACCATCTGATCCTCTGTATATAACATAGTCTCTTGTTCTGCCATATGAATGGTAACCATCTTTAAATCTATACATTCTCTCTGTCGAAACAAACGTAGCTACTGTAACCACAATTGCAAGTATTAATACAAAGTGTGCCACAACTGATATACCAAAGACATACCATGATGAAAAGAATAATGAAAAAGTTATGCACCACATCCATGCTAGTATTTGTAATATTAAATGTCTTACTTGTAAGTCTGGTATGTGTCTTAACGGATTATGATTGAAGTTCATAACACCATCCCAACTATTTACAATAAAATTTCTCATAGTCCCTCTATCTTATATTTTTTGATTACGTTTTTTGATGGTATTACCGTTGTGTTACCACCATCTGCTAGTTCACCTTTATCATCATAGTTATAATCTGACATTAAGATATGTACCTTTTTGTCTTTCTTAACTAACCAACCTGTCGAAACACAGATTGCTGGTTTAGATGATTGAATATCTTTTAAGTCTCTCCAACCACTATCGCTTTGTATGTCTTCCCAATAAACAAGATAAAATTTAAAATGAAATGGTATAGGAGGTTCGTTCTTATGAAATTCCTTATGTTTACTTTTTGTCATTCAGTTTTTCCCCTATTGCATATAACATTAATGTTATGAATAATAAATCTAATAATATAAATCCTAATAATATATTTGTAATCATGCTACTCCCTCTGCAAACCATTGAGGTGTTTCTCGTTTAGTCCATTTAGCAAAATATGCTTTTGCTTCTATATAGTAGTTTTTATATGACATGATACTATCACCTGGTACTATACATTGTGGATAATGTTTCATTGCAGGTGGTGGATCTTTCCAATCTATTACTGGTATTTTGTTTGGTGATTTTTCTAA